ATACGCGAAGCCCTTCAAGAAGTGAAGGCTGCCGAATGGGTCGGACTGATTGCTGGTCTGACCGGGATTCTTGGTGCGTTTGTAGCAGCTCTGCGATGGACGGTTCACCAATTTGTCCAAGAGATAGGCAATCAACTATTCACACGGATGGATCGTCTGGAAACTGAAATCGGCGTGTTGACGGCAAGACAGTCAGACATCTATGCCACCATTATCACCGAAAGGGGTTCTCATGGCTCGAAAAACAAAGGCTCAAAAACTCGCAAGCCTGCGCGCAAAAGAGCGAGCCGCTAAGAGAACGAAACCGATCACCGCTCTCGATCTGTGGGCGATCAGTCTTTATGAAGTGACTGAGTCCATGAAGCGAGCAGGTTTTGACGACGCAACGATTCAGGGCTGGCTCTGTGATCAATCCTTGCCAGATTGGGTCTTATCGCCATCGAAGCCGATCGAGGACGATGACGACGAGGAAGAAGAAGATTATTAGGCGAACCGTTGTTATCAGCGATCTCCAAGTTCCTTATCATGACTCAAAAGCCGTCAAAAACGTCGCAGCATTTATCAAGCGATGGAAGCCAGACCGAGTTGCCACCGTCGGCGACGAAATCGACCTTCCTCAGTTGTCCCGATGGGAGCGCGGTCTTGCCGGTGAGTTCGCTGGGACACTTGACCGGGATCGACGAATCACTCAGGAAGTTCTATTCGACCTCCGTGTTACGGATATGGTCAGAAGCAATCACACCGACCGGCTCTATAACTCCATCAAAACCCGGCTCCCAGCCCTAGCAGCGTTGCCCGAACTTCAGTTCGAGAATTGGCTTGGGCTCCCGGATCTGGGGATCAAGTTCTGGCGCGATCCTATGCCGCTGGCTAAGGGGTGGATTGTCCTTCACGGCGACGAGGGAGCCGTCTCGCAGAAGGGTGGTCAAACGGCTCTAGGATTGGCTCTAAGGCATGGAAAATCGGTGGTCTGTGGTCACACCCATAGGGCAGGGCTTTCGGGGCTCACACAGGCTTCTGGAGGCGTTTTAGGGGGTATTCTCTGGGGCTTTGAGGTCGGCAATTTGATGAACTTCCGTGACGCCAAGTATCTCAAGGGTGGATCAGGCAATTGGCAGCAGGGCTTCGGGCTGATCTATGAGCATAAGAACCGGGTAACCCCGGTATTCGTGCCGATTGAGCGTGATGGATCATTCGTGGTCGAGGGCAAGGTCTATGGATGAAATCGTGCCTTTGATCCGCACCATCGATGACCATATTGACGACTGGGATGCCGCGTCTGATTTCGTTATGAAATCGTTATCAACGACACGCCGATAGGCGGTTGCTTGACGGCTGAATCGGCGTAGCGTCTGCCATGTCGGGAAGGGTTCCCGGGATAGGCAGGAATAATGATCACAGTCAAGATTCCATCAAAGTTCATCCACGATTGGTCGCCAGCAGCCGAGTCGTATATAACCGACATCGATCAAGGCATTCAATACGATCAACCGGTCAAGCAAACGATCGACAAAATCGAAAGCGGACAAGTTGTAAAGCGTGGCAAGGGTTACACCGTCATAGTTGAACTTACGGAAGATGAAGCAAAGTTTCTCAAAGAAGAAGCCCTATATCGATATGAATTCAATTCGACGAATGAATATGGCGTTGAGGACAAAGATTACGTCGCAGGTCGGGCTGCTCGAAAGATTTATGATGCGTTAGTCGAAGCAGGTATCTGATGACCGCAATCGGTTTCGATCCAATAGCAATTTATTACATCATCGCACTTATCAGCATTCCCATTCTGGGTCTGCTCTACACCGCAATCACCGAAAACTTCTATTGGAAAGGCTGGCAAGATGGAAAACGATTCGCCGAAGGCAATCAACCCACAAAGCATTCTCGATGAAGCAGGTTTCATCCGAAGTGAACGAGGAAAGATTTACGGTCACCCATATATCAATCATCGACGCATCGCCGATTTTTGGTCTGCTTATCTGGGTATCCCAATACCGCCGGATCAAGTCGCGGTCTGTATGGCTCTTGTCAAAATCAGCAGAATCGCCGAAACACCGGGTCACCGAGGTCGAGACGGTTACGTCGACGGAGTGGCTTACCTTTCACTCGCTGCCATGCTCGCAACAGTTGACCCAGAGGAATTCGATGCCTATTAGAGCCAATCACGACTCAAAAATCTGGTGCGACATCTGTAAACTCAGGTTTGGGAAGGTCGGTGGTGAGTGGCATATTCGCGCCATGACGCCGGCTCGCTGGATTGTCATAAGTGAAACAAAGGAGCGAAGGGGTCGCATGAAGGCTTACTGCCAGCCATGCGCGAACGAAGCGCAAATGGATGGAGAAGGAAAAGTCTGGACGTTTCGAGAGCAGCTCGATTACGCATTAGGAAAAGAGGAATTAGATGGGATTCAATCTGAATGACTACGAACCGGTCGAAGATCGCTTGGCGAAGTTTTGGAACGACTTTCCACCTGGTCGCATTGAGACGGAGTTGGTGGCATACGAAGGTAATCGCTATATCGTGGCTGCTCGATTGTATCGGGTGGACACGGATCCCAAGCCATTCGCAACAGGGCTGGCAGAGGAGACGATTTCTGATCGAGGCGTCAATTCAACTTCGGCTCTTGAAAACGCTGAAACGTCTGCTATCGGACGAGCGTTGGCTAACGCCGGATATGCTCCAAAAGGTAAACGCGCTAGCCGCGAAGAAATGGCAAAAGTAGCAAGGGGCGACACGCCGATCGTCCAGCATCCATTCAAACCATCAGAAGCGGTCAAAGAGGTTCCAAACGAGCCACAAACCGTGGTCTGGGAGGATGAATCCGAGACTAAGGCGTTTCAAGATACGACCGACATCGCCGCAGCGTTTGGCGGTCAGGTAGTCGGTTTCAAGTGTAAACATGGTGAGATGTTGCTCAAAGAAGGCACATCGAAGGCAGGGAAGCCCTATCACGGATTCGTCTGCGGGGCTAAGTCAAAGGCTGAACAATGCGAAGCCCGATGGGCAAAGCAAGGCAATAACGGTCAATGGGTGTTCGAGGATCGAGCTGCCGGATGGTAGAAGATCGAACCGGTGAACCTAATCCGCGTCCGGTGACCTGCGATTGGTGCGGTGTCCGGCTGGTTAGTTATGCCGGAGTTCGCGTTCAAATGGCTGAACATGATCCGCTCGACTATAACTGGGCGTGCGAAGCCTGCTACGAGAAAATCCGTCATGGTGAACTATGAGCAACGCATCGAGGAGGCAACGTGGTCGGGAGACTGAGAAGATTTTTGCGGATTATCTGGTTCGTCACGGATTCAAGACCGCTCATGTTACGTCTATGGCTGCTAGTGGCAGCGATGTTTTGGGTGTCGATGGCGTGGATTGGGAGGTCAAGGCTAGACGCGGATTGGTCATTAGCGAGACTATGGCTCAACTGCGCAGACGCAGACGCGAAACCGGATTAGGCGTTGGGATTCTCAGACTCGACAAGCAAGGCGAAAAAGCCGTGGGCGATTGGGTTGCCATCCTGACGGCTGATGATCTGATTCACTTACTCAAGGCGGCAGGCTATGGCAACGCCAGATAAGTACGTCTTTCGATGCTTAGGCTGCGGAAAGTGGGTTTACATGCGTGAACTGTGTGAAGATTGCTATCCAAAGGATGTGGCAGCATGAAAAGCCGATCGGCGAAAGATTACACGCCAGCTGATGATTATTACACGCCAAAGCCAATCTTCGATGCCCTTGGCCTTACTTTTGATATTGATGTATGCGCCCCAACTGGTGGCGTGCCATGGATACCAGCGAAGAAATCTTTTGATCTAATAATTGATGGTCTTAGCCAAGATTGGGATGGTCTAGTTTGGTGCAATCCACCATACAGTAAGCCCGGCCCTTGGATTGATAAGTTTATCGAACACGGCAATGGCATCATGTTGGTGCAGATTTCCAAAAGCAACGGGCAGAAAAAATTATGGGATCAATGCGATGGGATATTGTTCCCAGACATCAAAATTATGAAATTTATCAATTTGCAAAATGAACCCAAATCGGTATTCATGCCGGTTGCCCTGTATGCAATGGGGCAAATTGGCTACCAAGCATTACTGGCGAGTAACTTAGGGAGGGTGCGATAATGACACGCCGTCTGACCTGCGGTTATGTAAATGGACTTGACGACCATGCTACGCTTAGCCTGCCAGCCTGCGGGGTCAGAGCCCGAGCAGGGGCAGTAGCGATCGGGAGGGCTCTATTCATCACGCTTTTGGCGTTCTTCATGCTTTTATCAGTTAGCCTTCCTAATTCTCATGCTTGGAAAAACCATTCAATGAATTTGAAGTTATATGCTCATAATGAGATAAAGGATTGGACTGAGTTTGAGTGTTATGTAGAACTGATTCATCGAGAGAGCAGTTGGAACTATAAGGCTAGGAATGGAAGTCACTTCGGACTAGGTCAGGTGCGATCTACGTGGTATCGAGATCTCACACCTAGAAAGCAAATCAAAGCGCACTTACGCTACATAGATCATCGCTACGAGGGAAGTCCATGTAAGGCACTTCGTCACTTGGTAAAGGTAGGCTGGCACTAATGACCAGCAGCCTCAGCAACAAAGGATCGACAAGTAAATGGCGACGCATTAGGGCGCAGGTCTTGAGACGTGATCAGAACACCTGCTTCTACTGTGGTGGTCATGCGAATACCGTTGATCACATCGTTCCTAGATCGAAGTTGGTCGATCAGAACGCGGATACGTTAGACAACATGGTTGCTGCGTGTGTTCAATGTAATTCAAGCAAAGGGGGGCGGTTTTTTGGTGAGCGTCCGACACCATCGACCCCCTCCTTCTTC